CTCCAAAGAGGGGATCTGCTTTCTAGGCCTAGCCTAGAGAGTGCCTACATGGCACCCTGTCAGTGATCCAGTTAGGATCTTAATTCCTCCACCGTTAGAAGTGGAGGGCTGTCATAGCCTTGTATGTATCCGTATGTCAACTTTAGGAGTTCTCTTTGGCTGCAAAAACATTCAAAGAGAAGAGTATTGAGAGGATTCTCGAAGAAAGTGCTCTTCTCGTTGATCTCCGTATCCTTACGAGTCGTCGTGTAAACGGCGACTTGATGTTTACGGTTGATCAAGTGAATTTCCTTTCTGATGAGGAACTCTCTGACGCTCGTGAGTGGGTCTTTTATCTGATCCACCCTCCTAAAATGACTACACGAAAGCTCGAAGATGCCCATCAAAAGTAGTTTTCAGTCGCAGTACCGGCGTGTCATGGTTAATTCCCTTGACAACAAAGGTAACGCAAATGTGACTACATCCACGACCCTGACTGGGTCTAAGGATGTTGATAGGACCGAGAAGTCTTCGGTGAGAACCGTAAACTTCAAAATTCTTCGAGCCACTGGGGCTACTCTCCCGGATAATAATTTCACCTACCTTCGAACTGTTTTACAGCCGTCGAGCGGTGAGATTTATCAGGGTCGGATGACAACATCCGATACCGAAAGGAGATATTCCTATTATCCTCATGTCGTGAGTGGTGTTTGGATTCCAAGCACTACTCTCGGCTTAAACGGAGTGAATACTCGTTTAATAAAGAGGATGAAAGGGAACCAGTGGAACGTCCCCATTTTCTTCGCAGAAGCTGGGAAGACGTCCAAGATGGTAGTACAACGTGCTACTCATCTCGCGCTTATGGTAAACGCGCTCCGTAAGGGTAACTTTGTCGAGTTCGGTCGAAAGTTCCATCACTCTGTGATGGGGCCTTCTAAGAACTCGGCGAAGCGATTTTACTCAGACTATGGTCGTAATAGCCGTAAGGCCGTTGCGAACGCGTGGTTAGAGTATTCCTACGGATGGAAGCCATTCATGAAGGACGTCTATGACGCAACTCATACTCTGTTGGATTTGAAGGATCGTGCTGCTAGTACGGTGTCTCGTGTTACTGCGTCTGAAAAGCGCAGTATACGCGATCATCTGTACAACCAGCAACTCTTCAATGAGACTGAGTTGAGTTTTAAAGTTATGGGCGACTACGTGAGATTAGGCGAAGAATCGATTAGGGCAACCTGGCGATTCAAACCTAACGCTTTGGATCTACCGGCCCGTTTCGGGTTAGTAAATCCATTGGAGGTAGTTTGGGAACTCATTCCGTTTTCTTTCGTGGCGGATTGGTTCCTACCTATCGGAAACTACCTCAGCGCTCTGGATGTACCGTTCCGTGTTTCTCACCTTGGTGGGACGTACGGGAGGCGCATTCAGACCACCATGACTACCGTTCCAAAAACGAAGTCAGGTGGAAACTCAAAGACTAGTTACTCTGGCTTTACTGGCCAGGGTTCCTATATTTGGGTTCAACGCACGAAGATGGCATCGATACCTACTATTGGTCTCTTAGAGACCAGTTTTAAGTTCGATCTCTCTTCAAACCAAGTGATGTCTTCGATATCACTTCTTAACCAGCAACTTTCGAGGCTGGGTAAGCGATAGAGACTTCGGTCGAACTATCTTAGATTTCCTAAGATAGTAACTTTCTTTCCCAAGAAAGGGTGGACTACATGTCTGCTCAAGCAGCTATCGTCATCAATGATGGCGCAACTACTCCCGTTGCACGTACCTTCAATCCGAAAGGAGCGAAGACAGCAGCGGACCGCAAGGATGTAGCGGTCTGGCGTGATCAGTCACCGGTTAATGCAGCCGGCTTTCTGAGCATTACAGAAACGCATATCCCTGTGAACGCGAATGGCATGGAAAAGTTTCGATACGTCATCGACGTGCCGACTCTGGAGTCACCCTCATCGGGTGGTTCCTTTGTTCCAGCGCCTACTCGCGCCTACGGCACAATCGCCGTAGTCGAGGTTTGGGCTCACCAGCGTGCCTCGGTGCAAGAGTTGAAGGATATCGTCGCTTTCGTGAAGAATTTCACGGCAACGGCGTACTTCAACACGGCAATTACGCTTCGCGAACCGGCGTGGTGATGTATGGCTCCGGGAACTCCCGGGGTTGTCACTCCACGCCAGCGTAAGATAGTTATTTTGTCTATCCTACTAGCAGCGTTATTGCTGACCCCCTCATTTATTGAGGATCTTGCACTTGATCTCATCAAGGAGAGGTTATGCTTCATAGCCCACCGGGTAAGACCGGAGTTAGAGAACCGATTGACGGTCTGCATTCCTATCCCAAGGCCGACTTTGTCGACCGACGGACGGGAATAAAGGATCGTCGAGCGTATCCACAGCCCCAAATCCTTGAACGGATAAAGGCTAATTATGGAGACGCACTGGTTCTTGACTACCTCGAGGCCCTAGGTTCCCCTAGGGCCTTGTCCGTCTGGCTGCTCTATAAGTACGATCAACATCGGGACTTGGTAGAGCTTTCGATCGATCCTTTGCAGTATAACGATCCGGAGTTATTCCGGAACGATTATGCTGCGACAAAATTTCTTTCGAAATGTATCGGCCTGAAAACCGATATTGATCTTAAGAAAAAGGCGATCGACTCAGCCGAAGAGGCTGAGATTCGTTGTAAACAGACCAACCAGCGGATTCGTGGTTGGCGCAAAGGTTCTCCGCACGTGAGTGCGGCTCTGGCCGGAAATTTGTTCCGTGCCCAGCAGACCATTGCGGCAATTCTCGGACCCGTTCCTAATGTCTTCACAGACGTAGGATGGTCTCCGGGGCGTACTTCCGTATGCTCTGGCGATGAAGTGGCAAGCATTTATAAATATGCTGGCCAGCTAGACGTTACCGTATCAGCTCGTGCAGCCGCCTTGCGGTTGCTGCGAGATTCACCTCACTGGGGGGCCTCTGCTCTTAACGCAGATGGCCCGTGTTCACCGCTTTCCCAAGCGATGAACGTGGTGCAGGGGAATACAATGATTACGGTGCCTAAATCCGCCAAGACTGACCGGGTCATATGCTACGAACCGCATATGAATATCCGACTACAGCTTGCTGTAGGATCATTCATTAGAAGCAAACTCCTGAAAAGGGGCGTGAATCTAAATGATCAGTCTATCAACCAACGACGTGCTCACGAAGCCTCAGTTTCTGGGGCTCTCGCTACCATTGATCTTTCAATGGCGAGCGACACGTTGGCTTTGGAGCTCGTTTACGAGCTTTTGCCAGTGGATTGGGCTTTATTGCTTGATTCGCTGCGCTCAAAGCGCACACTTTGGCCTGACGGTACCACTCGTCTAAATGAGAAGTTCTCCAGTATGGGGAATGGTTTCACATTCGAGTTGGAGTCGATGATTTTCTACGCTCTCGCGAGCGCAGTAACTTCGAACGTCAGCGTGTTTGGTGATGATCTCATCTTCCCAACTGAAGCTTTTGAAGAGGTTAGCGACCTCCTCGTGGCTTCTGGGTTTCTGGTCAACACCCGGAAATCCTTCTCGACTTCTTATTTTAGGGAGTCTTGTGGGAATGATGTTTTCGGCGGTGTTTCCTGTACACCTGTCTACCTCAGACGTCTCCCAAAGACGAAAGAGGATGTGGTTAAGCTCCATAACGCTGTTCGCGCATTCTGTGGTAGGGCAACAAAACCCCTACTTAAGTTTGCAAAGATGCTGCGTAAGTGGAGAAACATCCATACGTGTCCCCTTGGCCCTTCGGGCTATGGAGACGGCCATTACCACGTTGAATTCGATGAGGCTACTCCAAGGAGAGCTGACTTCGAGATAGACGGGTGGTGGTTTAAATCCTTTATCCGAGTTTATCGGGTTAATAGGATGTATGGCGATCGCGTATCCGGACGCTTTTCGGAGAGGTTCTACCACGCTGCTTTATGCACGTCACTGGGACCAAAAGCGGTGAGATCGATTTTCGATGCAACCGCTGATCGACGACAGTTTACGTACAAGAAACAAAGGGTCCTAGCCAATTTTACTTGGCCAGGGATAGTTTGGTTCTAAACCCAGACTATCTTTCACTCCTCGGCTAGTTACCGGGGTGGAGGGGGCTTTCCCCTAAAAATGGATGAAGC